CTATTGGATTATAAACTAAACTTAATTGTCTGTAAGTGATCCAACTAGGGAAGTTGTCTGAGTTTGCAATCAAAACCGAAAGACCTGTTGTATCACAACCCAATTCTTTTATTGGGTTTGATCCATGTCCACCAGGAGGTGCAATGGTCGTATGAGCAATAGTATCACCAGTAACAAATATACTATTTGCTTCAATAGTAACACTGGCATACGAATAACCTAACCCTCTATTGACTATTTGTATTGAATCAATCTGAGTAGTATAGTTGTTGACATAGGCAATTGCTTCTGCACCAGTTCCATTACCAATTATATTAACGTATGGACAAATTAGATATTGTGAAGTACTATCCAACGAGTTAATTTGATCAAAAGTTGAAACAAATTTACCTGATGTATTAACAACATAATCTGATATTATACGCAACGTACCAGCACCAGTACCATTGCTTATATAAAAAGTTGAATTGGTATAAGCACCACTTAAACTAGAAGCAGTATTTGAAATTTGAACTAACGTGGTTGTTAGTAAAGATTGTACGAAATCAGTAGTGTGTAGATATCCATTAGCTGAACTATCAACAACAACTAAATGTATTGCACCAGGCTCTGCATGCGATTTAACGGACACGTCAGTGTTAGCTGGAAAATAATTTGATGTGGAAAATTTCTTACTATAGCTACTTGTTACTGAATAAAGATACTTCCAAATATATCCATCAGAAGTAGTAAAATCACCAATGGTGCTAGTAATATTAGGAACTACCAAAGAAGCAGCACCATAGTTGTTAAACAAACATTTATAAACACGGCCATATTGATTAATAACATAATAATTTTTAGAATATAAATTTGGATCTTTATCATCATAATAATCAAAAATTGTATTAGATGTCCATTGTATATTTCTAGCCATATAAGCAATGTCTGTAGGATCTACTTTTTTACCAAACAATATATTTTGCTGGACATCATAATAATAGCTTGATACTGCAGCATTTGCTTGAGGAGGATTTTGATCATCGTCCCAGGGAGAAGCTCTTCCAAAACAAACGTAATAGTTTGAATTGTTGCTAGCAACATCATTAATGAATTCTTCTGTAAATTTTGATTTTAAACTTTGTGAAAAAATACTGGACATAATGTTTGTTATTAATAGGTACTAGTAAGAGTACCACCCTTCCATGGAATGCCTTGATAAACTTCTATAGCTTCATATTGGTTAGCAAAGGTAGTCACATCTTCATCGAAATATAAATTCTTACCAAATACTTTATTTCCAATTGGATGCATGATTTTCTTTAATATATCAAAGTATTTATCTAAAGATTTCTCTACTTGTATTTCATAAGAATATATTTGATAGTAAAAATTATCTTGCATGAATTTATCTGAATTCAGGAAGCCATCACTATTTTGCCAAAAGCCTTCTTCAATACCCACTCCACCTAAGTGTAATGTAACTTCAGCATTTAATGCACCATTATCTATGTTATCAATTTCTATGGTGTCACCCTCATTAAAATCATAACCGGAAGAAAGAACAGTTACTTGAGATATCACACCGTTGCCAGTTGATAGGGTACCTGTAATGTTTGCATTATCTCCCCAGAAACCACCATTATCCCCAAGTATACCATAACCATATGTAATTGGTTCATGAACATTTACGTTTAATGATCCATTGTAGTTTCTATCTCCAGATGTAACTGACCCCAAGCTTCCAATTGATCCAACCGTAGTATCAAGATCAGTTAATCCATCTGCCAAGAATGAATTAATATTTGTAGAGTTTAAACCTGCACCATAGTTTGAATTTATTGGAGTAGTAGAAACAGGATTTATATAATTTGTATTATATTTAAATGTCTGTGGATTGATAAGTGATTTTACAATGAAACTTGCACCAGTTCCAGTGGTAGCAGTGCCATATGATATATTTACGTTTGAATGTAATGTATATCCTTGTCCCCCATCCTTCAATCTAAAGCTAATGATGCCCTTTGCCTTAGTTGCATCGAGTAATCCTGATACTACAAACTTTAATCCTTCACCCAAAGTATTGTCAAGTGGTACCATTACATCACCAATTTTATTACCTTCGGTGGACCCTAAAACTTCTGCTGTTGCAACAGATCCAAGAAGCTTTGGAGCATCCCTAATATTTAAACCATCATAAGTGATGTAATCATCTGTAGTGAATAAAGAACCCGTAGGACCTTCTACTACGTTGGTAATATAGAATAAATGATTTAGCTTACCATTGTAGTTAATCATTACTGCATCTGAGACGTGTGCAGTTGCTCCTGAAGTAGAACCTGTTATTTGTTTCTTATTGAATGTATTATTCAACAATCTATCTTCTACTTCAAGAAAAGTTTTAACTATCCACTTACCATCCGATAATTTTAATATATCATCTTGAGGTAAATATACCTTAGCATCTAAATTATAAAAAAGTCTGAAAAGTAATTTTAAACCTTCAACAGTACCTTTTGATTGATATACATCAGTAATGTGTTTTTCTAACAAAGCTTTATTAGCTAAAATATTAGCAGGAATACCATGCATATACTTGTCTATAAAGTATTTGATGTAATCTTGTGATGTGGTATCAATATCAGTAAAATTTTCTAAGTTTCTTGTTTTTTGGATTGGACCATTTAAATCCATCCATTCATAATATGCTTTAACAAATTGAATAAAATTTTCACCATCTTCATTATAAAAAGCTGGAAACTGCTTTTGTATAAAAGGTGCAATGTTTTGAATTTGTGTGATCATTAGTGTGAATACGGCAATACGTTAATCTGAATTTTAGAATAATCTAATTCTAAATACTTGTTTGATTTAACAATAATGTCAGGATTCAAGAACTTAGCAAATATGTCTATATTCTTTATATAGTCATATGCTTGCAAGTTAAATGATAACTCACCGGTGGTATAATTTACTGTTCCAGCTGCCGCATCAACGATAATCTTTTCAGTACTGCCTGCTAATGTATAAAATGTTATTAAATTACCAATACCATCATCCGCCAATCTTACATTTGAAATTAACGTATTGTTATTATCAATCATAAATGGTGAGCTTAATATTACTGGTGTCTCTAGAGGATTATAGGCATATAAAATTGATCTATCTATAGGATTTTCAAAAGAGAAGTTATATGTTTCATACACTGTTCTTCTAGGTGTAATTTTGTACACTGCTCTCAATTGCAAATCATCACTAACTATGGAAGGATCAGCAGAGTCGATGTAATATGAAAGTCTGGATCTTCTAATATCTGCACCAAAGTCAGAAAGATAATCTGTTTGATATTGAGTTATTTCAGTTAAAACATCTGTGCCAATTTGTTGAGTTGTTTTTTGTGTTAAAGCTGGATTATAGTATACAGTGGCTACAATCTCAGCATATAAAAATACTGGATCAACAATTACAGGTTCGATAGAAAGTGACTTAGTTTTTAAGTAAGAAATTATATCAGCTTTTAAGTCATCAGGCAATATTGGGTTATTACCTCCAACTACCATAGAAAGTACTGCTTTTCCATATGCAGGAGGAATAGCATCCTCTCCACCATATACGTTTATTGCAATTACTTCAGGATACTTTTCTCTAACTAAATTGATATAGTCATCTCTTGTAATAGCTCTATTTTGGGTAGTGAAATGTCGAGGGGCATAATACTTAATAGAATCTGTTGATTCTCTTTCTGCACCATGCGCAGCTGGTAGGTTAGTTGATATAGCAACACTATAGTTACCTATTTTATTTGGAGAGCTAAAGGAATAAACTTTATTTCCTAATTCAGCATTAGTTGATCTATATGTTATTTTTACTATGTTACCTGGCGACAATGCCTTACCAAGTACTCCATCACCAAATACTATTTCATATTGATCACTACCATAACCCTGAATAAAGTATGTAGTAGAAGTAGATGTAAGACCAACCAATGTTTCTGCAAATGAATATGTAGTATTTGAGTAATCAGTAGAAGAATTGGTAACATTAACAATAATACTAGAGGTATCAACGTTTAATGAATTAAGAACAAATCTTGTATCATTAGGATAGTTAAAGTATTCATCAACAATCTTGCCTTCATATACATAAACTGGAGAACTGGTATAGCTACCATCATTTCCTTGGTATATTGTTATAAAAGAATCAGTTGTAAAATCTAGCAATGTGTTATTGACTGTTGCTTTAATAGTATAAAATTGAGGAATTACTACTACCTTAGGAAGATCAACACCTGTATTAATTGTAAATGATACTAGAGCCTTTGAAGAAGACCTAGATCTAGGAATGTAGTTTAATTCTTTTGCATGTGAAACTACAGAGCTTTTTACCTGAGCAGAATCTAAAAATGATTCGCTGCCAATCATATTAAGGTAATAAGCATTCATGTATGTGTTATATGATAGAAGATCTAGTAATGCACTTAGATTTGATCCCTCAAAATCATAATCAGTAAATTCTGGTCTATTCTGAAGATAAATTTTTAGGTTATTTTTTATACCATCAAAACTTAACTCAGAGACGTTTAAAAATCCTTGATCGCTCATTAACGTACTCTTCTTAATACTACGGAAAGTGTTATAGGT